GTTTTTACCTTCAGCTTTTAATGGGTTAAAGTTATCGTTTACCGCTTGAGCCAAGGCTTCTTGTTCTGCAATAGCGGCTGCGAAAATATTGTTAAGTTGTCCTAGTAAAGTATCATCATCCACAGAAATATTAGAATCAATATTAGCTTGTTCAGACGTTACAATATCTGCTAGAACTTCAGGTAATCTTCGGATAGTTAATCCATTTGCATCTAGTCCCATTATTCCTCCTACACTAAGATCGCTACGTTATCCACGCTAACAATCTCACCTGTTTCTGTTGAAGCTTCAAAACTTATAGTTAAGATTCTTGTTGAGTTATCCAAGGTTGAGCTATACGAAATTAAATCAACAATACCAGACCTTGTTGTAATTCCTGTTTTAATAAAGAGATCGAAAGTTGCTTTACTTGTCACTCCCAATAGTTGCTGAGGATTGTTATCATTTACTAAATAGGGGATGCCTGCTGCTATGTTAGCAAACCACTCCCCTTTAAATATACCTAACCAAATCTGAACCCGTTGCCTTGATAGCTCCTCAGTAGTGGTGGTCAACCTCATAACGTTATTGGTAAGCTGTATATCGTTTGTTAACGGATCTAAAAAGATATCTGTCATTATACGGGGCTTCCTGTATTCGCTTGGGTATTACCAGCACTATCTACACCTTGTGGATGAGTGTGATTACTCATAGACTTACCAGTTGCTGTTACCATATCTCCCGCCGCAGTTATGGCAGCACCATTACCAAAGGAGACAGAACCATCCAAGTTCAATACTATGCTGCCACCGGCATTAGCTAGTGTAATTAAACCTGAACTCGCAACGGTAATTGAACCGCTACTGTTGACTAATGTTACATCACCTGATGAAGCCAAAGTTACTGAGTTAGAACCATTACCATTTGTTAAACTGGCATTGCCGGACTTCTCTAACTTAAAAGAAATGTTGTTAAACTTTAATTCTACATCGGTGGTGTTTGGTGATAAATTCGTGTTCTTTGAATATAAACCCGGTATCGCAATAGCATCATTGAGTGAATAATTTCTCCTATCTGCTGGCGTGAAGGTTCCTCTATCTGTATCCCTACTTGACATCCATTCGTCAAGACTTCTTTTAGAGAAGATTAGAAGTACTGTATCCCCGACAGCAACAGGGAAGGATAAAAGCCCTCCCCCTGCTGAAGGAAACTGAATGGGAACGTCAAGGATAGGAGGAAGCTCCAAGACGGTCCCATCAGAAAAGATATCATTTATAATTGGAAGGACATCTACCGTTTGATCACTACCGTAATTATCTACTGCAATAACTCTAGCAGGTACAGAAGTGTTTACATGTTGTCTGGTGTACTCTGCAACTATCCTTAGAACTACATCTGAGAACTCTAGATTAGCCATTTATTCTCTCCTCTCACAACTAACGGTGGTATCCCAATCAGAGCCTTCATAGTCCATTTTAAACTTGACAGAAAGGACTTTATATTCTCCGGCGTGTACTCCGAATTTTATGTTAACCACGGTAGCAGCCGTAATCCGTCCGTCTAAGAATACTGTGAATTCTATACCTTGTTTAGACTGCTTGGTGGTTTTACCAGCTGAGTCATCTTGAGGTCTTATAGTGCCTTTGATGTTCTCTGCTTCAATGTTAAGAGCAACGGTGGCTGGGGTAAGATCGATAGGCTCTATGTAGAGTTTACCGAGGGTTACATAAACTTTAAGGTTGATCTTATCGCAGAACTCTTCCATTGCAGGGAATAGACTACCGGCTGCTGATAGACCCCCCGGATACTCATTAGCTATAGGGACGAATACACTACCTGTCGGTATTCCATTCTTAGCAGCTACACCAGCAAAGTAGTTAGCAATGTCTCTACTAGTTTCACCCCTGATTGGTATTTTACTGAACTTGATATTCTTTCTTGCTACCTTGGCAGCTTCACAAACAAGTTTAGTAATTATATCTGGACCCTTCTTAGTGGTTGTCACAGAAGTGACTTGTCCTGCAAAGACCAAGGGTAGTTCTTGTCCATCAATTTCATAACCAGCTTTCAGTAAGACTGTATCATCAGACCTTATGAACTTCTGGTTTGTTTCTGATAGATTGAATATCTGAATCGTTGTCTTCTGTTTGTTAGTCTTCCCTGCTTTAGAGTCCGTGATATCAGCTGTGATTCTTAAGTCGGTAAGGGTAATCCCCTTGCTAGGCTTCGTTACAAAGTCTTTATAACTACCATCACTTAAATTTGCACCTGAGGTAAGAGGAGTGCTTTCTTCTCCTCCCGGCGTTACAGTAGTGGAGGGTACTGTCTTTTGGATAAGGTCAGTCTCTCTTCCTATGGTTAGAGAATACTTCCTTAAAAAGATATCGTCCATCGTGCCTCCTATCTACTATAATGCTACTAGTTCTTCATTAGTGAAATACACAAGTTCATAACTTTTATCTATCCCAAAGTTATCCCGCCCTACATCTTTACCATCTTCTTCTGATCTGATACAGGCTATATCTCCGTGATCGAAACCACTCAAAGCGTATCTTTCTAAAAAGAATTGGTTCTCTACAACTTTTATTCCAGAGATTACAACAACTTCATTGATAGTTAAATCGAATCTCCATCGGGAATCTCTGGAATTGTATGAGAAGGTGAAGGTATAGTTGATACCACCTAATGAGACATCTTGCTCAGACCATGCTGAGTCTGGTATAGGTATTCTTAATGCCATTAGGTTTATCCTCTAAATATTTTGTCTAAGTTCAGCAGCAAGTTGTAGGATTGTTTTTCTATCATCACCTACATTCGAAGTGCTACCGCTTCCGGGGGTTTGTTCTTGTGCATCATCAGCAATTGTGGGGTCTCGTATCGGCGTTAGTTTAGCCCTAGAAGCCAACCTGATCTGCTTAAGCGTCATAGACACCTGAAAGCTATCAACACCACCCACACTCCCTCTCTGGGAGTTCTGAATGAAGGTTAAAGACTCTATTACACAGTTCGTTATGACCCCCACTTTATCCCCAAATTGCAGAGCGACTAATTTCCTATTCACTTTTAAAGCTTTCAAACCATTTATAAAAGCTTCTGTGGTTTTACTATTAACCCCTCTTGAAGATACTGATTTAACGTCAGAGATGGAACCTTTTAGTGAGATAATATCAGGGTTATTGACGTAGTTATCTGATACAGACTCACCACTTTCTACAGGGTTGCTTGTTACTTTTCCTGAGAGTCTGTATGAAATATCAGCAGTAGCATCTAATTCGTAAATAACTCCATCAGGATCTTGAATGAAATATATTGACATTTGTTCTCCAATTAATTAGACGGTACTGCTGTGCCGAACATTTCCTGTGACCACTCATCTAGTGTAGTTCGCAATTCGTCAGGGTTTGAGCCAGCAGCATCAATAGAAACAGTGATGGTATTGCCCGAATTCACTGTACTGGCTGTAGGCTGACTCTTCTCAGGGAGGAAGGGTTTATCGAAAGTCACTCCGAATGATTCTAGGGCCTTTCTTCCCGCAAGTTGGGGGGTTAGACGAAAGGCATCGGATATTCCACCTAAGGTAGTGAGATCAAATTTATCACTTAAACTTTCAAAAGCAAGACCTAACGCTTCTATCGCACCAAGAGGGACTAATAACCAACCAACTAAATTTTTGATTTTAGATATCATTCCATCTATTGTCGCATCAAAGAATCCAGCTGATTGATCTACCTCTTTTGTGCCGTCTGAGAAGACACCCCATAGACTAGTTAATACATCAGTTATTATCAGTATAGGACTTACCAGTATTGTGACAACTCTCAGTAATCCTCCTAAACCTGTAGCAACTACATTAACTACTTTACCAATCACCCTGAACAAGGGTGCAAGGTTTTCAGCAGCCATCGCAACGTTGTCGAAGAAAGATACTAATCCTTTCTTACCTCCCGCTTGGAATGCTCTGATAGTCAGTAGGTCGAGGGTTGATGTGAATCTTTGTTGAGCTGCGGTAATAGTGTTAAGTGAGGCTTCTAACGCCCCAGACGCTTCAACGTCCTGTCTAAGCAGTCTTGCAAATACAGGAACAAACTCTTTAGCAGAAAGCGTACCTGATTTAACAGCATCATCAAGGCTAGTAAAGCTTGATCCCATTTCCTTCAAAGCTTTTTTAGCAATAGGGATAGCCGTAGGCAACTGCTCACCGATCTGTTGACGTAGTTCCTGCATGGACACTACACCCTTAGAAAGGATCTGTTGGAAACCTAGGAATACCAGACTAGCTCGATCTTGGCTTAAACCAAACGCTCGTACAGTTTTAGAGATATCTGAGAAAGATTCTTGGATCACTCCTGTACTCAATCCTGACGCTCTACCGGCTGCACCGATCTTAGCGAAACCTGTAGCTACATCTTTAAGGCCGATACCTAAACCTAGTGAGATGTCTTTGATAAATTCAAAGTCTTTACCAGCTTGTACATAACTCCCTGACGCAGCAAGTAATGATGCATTTA